TAACGGGAAGAGGTCTGACATTAATCTCCATGATGATGTTGGAGCATGTTGAAACTAAGGTAGTAGCAGGTCTTACCCTTGGTGCTGATCCTCTAGTATCTGGTGTTGCAGTTTGTTCTGCATTAGACATGAGACTTATTAATGCTCTTATAGTTCGTAAGGAACCAAAGGGTCATGGTACAGGAGCATGGATAGAAGGACCAGAGTTTCCAGAAGGAACTGAAGTCACTGTATTGGAAGATGTAGTAACCACAGGAGGGTCATCTATAAAGGCAGTAGAGAAACTTAGAGATGCAGGATATAAGGTTAATAGGATCGTAACAATTGTGGATAGACAAGAAGGTGGTGAACGTGCTATTATGGATGCAGGATTAGAACTTTATAGTTTGTTTACTATAGAAGATCTATGTCAAGAATGAACAATGAGACAAAGTTAGTCTTTGCATTAGAACACATTGCACATCTTGAAGATTTGATTGATGGTAATGATTGGGAATCATTTCTTATTCAGCCATTAACAACAATGAAATTTGAGTTTGAAAGACAACTTAAACTTGAAAAATCTAGAAAAAAATTATGAGTCTTACTGAACAAGTTGAAACATCTTTAAGAGATGCTCAAGGAAATTTACGTAATGCATTAGCATTTGCAGCACGTACTGAAGAACCCTATGTCAATAAACATATTGCTGATATGCTGTCAAACATAGATGCACTTATATCTGTGAAAGATTTAATGGACAAAGTTGAAAATCAAGAGGAATTATGATTACGAAAGAAAAGCAAAGAAATCAAGTTAAGTCTAGATTTTATTATATCTTCTGGGGTGTAGCAACAGTATCTGTAGTACTAGGTCAATTATATGTTGGATCTGGATATAGAGGATTTGCTCGTTCATTAAATAGAATCTTTGATACTATTGAAGTGCAGGTTAATAGTAGTCCTTATGATAAATTTTATTAATGAGACCTGAGACTAGGCAAGCAATGGAAATGTTGTTTTGTGCAAAATGGAATGTTCCACAGGCATCAAAACATTGTAATTTAACACGTAAGGAAATGATGATTACTTTTAATGAGTATTGTGCCTTACATGAACCAACTTTTAATAAGTTTGAAACCGAACTTCAATTAGAATTAGATTATGAGCAAGAAAGCATTAAAAACTCCACTTAGATATCCTGGTGGTAAATCTCGTGCCTGTACTAAAATGGCACAACACTTTCCAAATTTCAATAACTATACAGAATTTCGTGAACCATTTGTTGGTGGTGGAAGTGTTGCGATATATGTCACAAAAATGCATCCACACCTTAAGATTTGGATAAATGATCTTTATGAACCTCTTGTAAACTTTTGGAGACAACTTCAAGAGTCTGGGGTACAATTAAGTAATGAATTAACCAAACTTAAGGAGGAACACAATGCTCCAGATACAGCGAGAATACTTTTTACTAGTTCTAAGGAACGCATCAATAGCAGCGATTGTTCATCCTTTGACCGTGCTGTGGCTTTCTATATTGTTAATAAGTGTTCCTTTAGTGGTCTTACAGAGAGCTCTAGTTTCTCTGCTCAAGCAAGTGAAAGTAATTTTTCGTTTCGAGGCATTGAGAAATTACCTCAATACTCAGAGATCATTTCAGATTGGAGAATAACTAATCAATCTTATGAATACCTAATGGGGCAAGAACTCCATGAAGGTGTCTTTATGTATTTTGATCCTCCTTATGATATTAAGGATAATTTATATGGAAAGAAGGGTGAGATGCATAAGAAATTCGACCATGATAAATTTGCCCATAATTGTGATTTACATACTATGGATATTATGGTAAGCTATAATTCAAGTCAACTTATCAGAGACCGATTTAAAGGTTGGGCTGCTGCTGAGTTTGATCTTACATATACTATGAGATCTGTTGGTGATTATATGAAAGACCAACAAAATCGTAAAGAACTACTTCTTCTTAATTATGGAACTGAAAGATTGGCTGAACTCTATTAATCAGACAAAGAAAAATCTTATTGATGAAGATCCATCAATTGAAAAGGAGTATCCTCCTTATATAATTAATCGTTGTTTCTCTGGACATCTTGACGCAATTATGTTTGCGAATGAAATGAATCAGTATCATTTTTTACCTAAGAAGATGCAATATGATTTTTTGCTAAATACACTGAGACCTAAGAAGAGATTCTCTCCTTGGCTCCGTAAAGATACAATCAAAGATCTTGATTATGTAAAACGTTACTATGGTTATAGTAATGAAAAAGCACAACAGGCTTTGAAAATCCTAACAAAAGATCAACTTAATTTTATAAAATCGAAATTTGAAACTGGAGGAAAACAATGAGTGTGGTGCAAGAGCCTGAGGTGAAGTGGACACCCGACCAAATGGTTGAGGTTACATTGAATGAACCTGATGATTTCTTAAAGGTTAGAGAAACATTAACAAGAATTGGAGTAGCTTCCAGAAAAGAAAAGAAGATATATCAATCTTGCCATATACTGCATAAGCAGGGAAGATATTACGTAGTTCATTTTAAAGAGTTATTTGCTCTTGATGGTAAACATGCTAATCTAACATCTAATGATGTTCAGAGAAGAAATCGTATTTCTCAATTACTTGCTGATTGGGGATTGATTACTATTGTTGATACTAAAAAAATACAAGATATTGCACCTTTAAATCAAATAAAAGTATTAGCATATAAAGATAAAGGTGACTGGATACTAGAGACAAAGTATAATATAGGTAGCAAGAAAAAAAAAGTTGACGAATCACAATAATCTTTATAATGGAATAACAGAACGTCTTTTCTATACTTTAGGAAAACGTCCTGATACTGCTTCACTTCATGATTTCTATATGGCATTAAGTTATGCTGTAAGAGATCAGATGATGAATTACTGGTTGTCTATGGAACCACCTACTGGAAAGGAGGTTGCATATCTATCAGCAGAATTTTTAATTGGACCACAACTTGGAAATAATCTTATAAGTCTTGGGATAAAGAAAGAGGCTGAACAAGCATTAAAAGAATATGATTTATCTCTAGAACAAGTTTTAGATGTAGCAGAAGAACCTGGTTTAGGTAATGGTGGATTGGGTAGATTGGCAGCATGTTATATGGACTCTCTAGCAACCTTACAAGTACCTGCTACTGGTTATGGTATTAGATATAAGTATGGTATATTTAAGCAGCAGATAAGAGATAATCAGCAAATAGAAGTTACTGATAATTGGCTACATGGAGAGTGGCCATGGGAACTTTGTCATCCAGATGAATCAGTTCATGTTGGATTTGGTGGTAAGGTTGAGAACTATGTTTCGGATAGAGGAAATTATAGAGTACGTTGGGTTCCTGATGAGCAGGTAATTGCTGTACCTTATGATGTTCTTCAGTTAGGATATAAGGTTAATAATTGTAATAGAATAAGACTTTGGAGAGCAGATGCTACTGAAACATTTGATTTCTATGCATTTAATATTGGAGATTATCTTGGTTCAGTAGAACAAAGTGTTTCATCTGAGACTATTTCTAAGGTTCTATATCCTAATGATGGAACTGATCAAGGTAAGATTCTTAGATTAAAACAACAACATTTCTTTGTGAGTGCTTCTCTTCAAGATATGTTGAGGAGTCTTGATAATCGTGGATATAAAGTAGAAGATTTTCCAGAGCATTGGCAGGTACAATTAAATGATACTCATCCTGCTATTGCAGTTGCTGAGTTAATGAGATTACTTGTAGATGAAAGACATCTTGAATGGGAAAATGCATGGGAGATTGTAACTCAATCTGTTGCATATACCAACCATACATTACTACCAGAAGCACTTGAGAAGTGGGATCTTAAATTGTTTAAGACACTTCTACCAAGACACATGGAAATTATCTATGAGATTAATAGAAGATTTTTACAAGTAGTAAGACTTCATTATCCTGGTGATGATTCTATGTTAGAGAAAATGTCTATCATAGATGAACGTGGTAATAAGGCAGTACGTATGGCACATCTTGCCACAGTAGGATCACATCATGTAAATGGTGTTGCAGCATTACACTCTGAATTAGTTAAGACACAATTGATGCCAGAGTTTTATGATTTGTGGCCACATAAATTTACCAATGTAACTAATGGTGTCACTCCACGTAGATGGATTGCATCTTCTAATACAGGACTTACTGAAGTTCTTGATGAATATATTGGTTCTGATTGGGTAAGTAATATGGAATTACTTAATAAATTGATAGATCATCAATATGATCCAGATCTTAATAGAAAAATTGGAGAAACAAAGTTACTTGGTAAACATCATTTGGCAACGTATATTTTTGATAATCTAGGTATTGCCGTAGATCCTTCTAGTATGTTTGATGTGCAGGTTAAACGTATACATGAGTATAAGAGACAGCATTTGATGGCTCTTTGGATTGTTGCACAGTATTTAAGAGTTAAAAATGGAGTTGATATAGTTCCTCGTACATTAATATTTGGTGGTAAGGCAGCACCAGGATATTATATGGCAAAGTTGATTGTTCAATTTATATGTCATATAGCAGAGGTTGTTAATACTGACCCTGATATGGATGGTAAGTTGCGTGTAGTATTCTTACCAAATTATAGTGTAAAACTAGGTGAGAAGGTTTACCCTGCTGCTGATTTATCAGAACAGATTTCTACTGCTGGTAAAGAAGCATCAGGGACAGGAAACATGAAGTTCCAGATGAATGGTGCTCTTACAATAGGAACACTTGACGGTGCTAATGTGGAAATACGTGAACTTGTAGGAGAAGAGAACTTCTTCTTATTTGGTCATGATGAGAAAGGTATTGCAGAACTATGGCACAATAGATATGATCCAAAACATCATATTAGTTCAGAACTTTGGGAAGTTATTAATTTAATTAAGGGTGGACATTTTAGTCAAGGTGATAAGGAATTATTTAAACCCTTATTAGATAATCTTCTTAATCATGATCCTTTCTGTGTTATGGCAGACTTCTCAGATTATTGTGATGCACAAGATCGTGTAAGTAGTGCATGGAAGAATCGTGATGCATGGAATCGTATGTCGGTTATCAACACTGCACGTTCGGGATTCTTCTCTTCTGATAGATCTATTAGGGATTACTGTACAAAAATTTGGGGTATTCCGCACTGACCTTTTTAAGTGTTCTTGTATAATTAGTAATGTACGCTTCGGGTACAAAATTAACACTCGCTTTTAAAGGGGAACCATGAACACACTAGCAAGGTATCACGCTGCTAATCTTCCAGAACTATTTGATAAGATTACAAAGAACAGCATTGGAATGGATGATTATCTCAATCAATTTTGGGATAGTACAACTACTTCAAACTATCCACCATATAATTTGGTACAATTAAATAATCATGAATCGAAACTCGAAATCGCACTTGCGGGGTTCAAGAAAGATGAAGTC